TCATAAAGAAATAGCCGGTCTGCGCGTCATTCGCAGACCGGCATGACGTCCAGCCTTACGCAACCTCCCAAGCATCCGGATAGTCGGTCGGGCTGAAATTGGTGTCCTGCTTGCAGTGGTAGGTCAGGCCGTCCGTATAGATCATATACTCGCCTGCGCGGTAGATGTCGTGCGAACCCTGAACCGGGACGAACGGGCGCGCCGTTTCCTTGGTCTTGCCGTGCAGTGGACGCCAGAAGGTGAACCATGCGCTGTTGTCGGGCTTGATGTCCGGGTACACGGCATTGTCGTGCGCGGAGAAGCACTCCCACGTCTGACCGTTCGCGTTGCGGATATCGCCGACGTTGAATTTGCCGGGCGTCCAGTCGTCATAGAGGCCGGAAGCGCGGATGCGCTGGTCGTCATCCGTGATCTCGGCGCCGGACAGATTCATTCTGGAAACGTAAATCACGCTGGCAAGCGCCTGCGTGGTGCTGGACTTAATCACAGGGAAAGCCCCCTTTCAATCGCTTCGGTCAGGGCGTCAACGTCCGTCTGCTCGGCCTTGCCCTTTTCCAGCGCGGTAATGCGCGCGTCATAGTCGGTCGGATTCACGGGCGTCTCCGGCTCGACGTAATCCGCATCCATCTCCTCCTGCGTGCGCGCCGTCACCACGCCGCCAGCGGCGGTGTACTTGGCGATGCCGCGCGAATCGCTGAGCTGCGCGCTCATGGGATTCTCGCCGAGAATCGAAGCGTCCACGGCCTCGATCCAGCCCGTGTTGCCGGTCATATTGTTGGGATTCATGCCCAGCAGACGGTTTTCGCTGTCGCAATACAGCCAAAGTTTCATCGGTAAAACACCTTCCTTTTCTTCTTTTTTCTGTGTTTGGGCCAAATATGGAAAAGCCGGTAAAACAGCTTGTCCGCGTCGCGCAATGTGTCGTGCGCGTCAAGGTGATTCTGGTATCCATACCATGAGAAGTAGCTGGAAACGGCCCTCTCCGGCGTCATCGTCCCCTCGTCAACCATCCTCCTGATAGACTTGAGCTTGCGGCGGTTGCGCGTGATGCTGTCGCGGCAGGGCTTGAGCACAACTTTGCCCGTCTTGGTCAGGTAAAAGCGTACCTTGAGGAACGTAAAGCGCCTGATTGGGATGATCTGCGTTTTCGCCGAGTTGAGGATGATATGCGCGTCGGCAAATTTCGCTTTAAGCTGCTCTAAGCACCACTCAAGATAAGCCTTGTCCGGGTGCATATAGTAGCTGTCGTCCGCGTAGCGGGCAGAAAGATGCAGGCCCAGCACTTCCCGCGCATAATGGTCGATCCTGTTCGGATACGTCACCGCAAGGATTTGGCTCACTTGGCTGCCGATGCCCAGCGATTTTTCGCCAAACGCCTTGACGAATCGCCAGATCAGCCAGCGCATGTGCCGGTCGTGAAATGCGCGCGTGATGATCCCTTTTAGCGGGCCATGCTCGATATTGTCAAAGTAACTCTTGAAGTCGATCTGCAATATCCAGCCCTTGTTGGAAAATCCGTTCTCGCGGTAATACCTATGCAGCTGCCGCGAACACAGGAAGATGTGAAAATGGATGCCTTTTCCCGCAAGGCTCGCGCCGTTCTCATAGACCAGCGTGCGCGAGAGCATGGGCACCAGCGCATAATCGCAGACGCAGCGCTGCACCACGCGCTCCTTGAAGTGGACGCTGCGGATGTGCCGCGTCTTGCCGCGCTCGTTGAGCGTGAAGCAGATAAAGCCCATCGTGATATCCGCGCCGCTGCTCAGCTTTCTCTGCAAATCCCATGTGTTGCGCAGCAGATTGTTCATGTACCGCTGCACGCTCGCTTTCCATGCGACGGTTTTCTTGGAGAGCTTCGCCGCCCGGATCAGGTTCTTCGCGCTCGTCATGTTCGCGTAGTCGTCATAAAGCGCGCGCCGTGCCGCCCGCTTTGCCTCCCGGCGCATTTCGCGCCGCGCTCTGCGTGCAGCCCTTCTCTCTTCGCTTGTCATGGTATCGTTCCTTTTGCCAAAATGGTACAGCGTACAGGCTTATTGTCGCGCGCCGGTTCTACCTGCGTAGCGAGGCGTGCATGCAAGCGGGAGAGGACGCATCACCGCCCATGCAAGCAGCGTCCGCACGTCCGCATCGCCGTACTGCTTTAGCAGCATGATCTACTCGGTTGTTTTCTCCTTCCTGTCGTGCGCTGATTTGGGCCGCGCAGCGCGCGGCTTACTTTGACGGGCAATGTGACAGAATCAGAGCGGGACGGCATTGAGGTTGCTCGCCGTCCAGTTGTTGGCGTTGCCGTTGTTGTTGACATTGCAGGCGTTGGATGCGTTGCCCGCGTTAGACGAGCCAAGCCACCAGTTGTAACGGGAGCCGCAGCCGGCACATTAGCAGAAAACAACCTGTTTCTCAGCGCCCCTTACGGGACGGGAGATCCTTTTTCATCCTCCTTAGAGGAGGCATCCGGCGCGTGCTTGCTTTCCGCGCCCTTGGCTTGCGCACGCTGCTTCTGGGCGCGCGTGCGCGTGGTGCTGTCACGCCAGCCCTTGAGCAGTTCTGTTTCCTTTATCAGTACCTGACCAAGCTGATTGAGCTTGTTTGGGTCGATGTCAGGAAGAACTTCCAGCAGGCGCGTCAGTTCTTTAATCAGCACTTCGATTTTGTCCAGCGCTTCATTGATAAGCGCGCGGCGCTTTTTGAGCCGCCTGCTATCGCTTGGATACGATGCGTTGGCTTCCTCGATGCAGTTGCAGATGGTTCTTGCGGTCTTGGCAATGTGGATGGTATAGATATTTGTGTAGCTCTTGGGCACATTCGCTTTCAGAAAGCGCACCGTCAGGATTTCAATTTGCGGGCATAAATCCAGAAATTCAATGCCCGTAGGTTTGTGATCCTTGGCAAACACATTGCTCATGGGGTTTTCTCCTTATAGATAAGTAGCATTTGCGTCCTGTCCTCCCGGCCCCGCAAGGGGGCCGGAGAGGTATAGGCGTCAGGCGAGCAGGAAGCAGAGCGGGACGGCATAGAGGGAGCTCGCCGGCCAGGTGCTGGCGTCGCCGTAGTCGAGGACATTGCAGGCGCGGGATGCGTTGCCCGCGTTAGACGAGCCAAGCCACCAGTAGCAACGGGAGCCGCCATCACCAAGGCCCTTGATAACATGCCGCCAGCTACCGGCGAAGATGGGCCACTGCTGGGCAAGACCACCGCCGCCATAGGTCAGTTCGCTCCAAATGCCAGCGCCCCAGACCTCGCGTTCCATGGGAAGGAACAGCTTGCCGCGGTCGAACCATTCCCAGCTCGTCGCATTGGTTGCGCCCGCCGCCTTGATTTCGCCGAGGAAGCGCATGCCGTTTCCATTCGGGCCGCCGTGGATGAACTTGCCGATGTCGGTTGCAGCCAGAAGCGGCAGGATGCCCACGTTAAGCGTAGAGAATACCGCGCTACCGCGCCACGGGTTCGTTTCGCCGGTCTTGTACCACGTCGTATCTGCACTGCGCCACTTGGTCGTGTTCGGCAGACAATCACGGCTGCAAAACAGGAGGTGCGGCACACTCACGGGCGTATCGCCGTAGTTCATGTAGGTGTTGATGCCCGCAACCTCCAGCTTGACGGCGGCATTGGAGAGCGTCTTGGTCGTGTTCTCGCCGCAATCGGTGTAGTTGCCATTGAGCGTCACGGGCCAGTAGTCGCCGATGTGGATGCGGCTGAAATCGCCTGCAGCAACCGCGTTGCGAAGCTCCTGCGCGCTGGCGAAGATCGTGGACAGGTCGCGGCCCTCGTAGGCGTAGTTCTGCGGGGGGATGCTGGCGATGGGGTAATAGCCGCCCTCGCTGGTCAGCAGCACGCTTTCACAGGGAATCTTGCGGCCGTTCGTCGCGTCCGTCGCGTAGGCGTGAATGACGCGCGTGCCGGTAGCGTACATCTCCTTGAGATTGTCCGGCGTCAGCGCATAAAACGCCGCCACCGTGGTGGTTACGTCGTGCGCGCCCATCTGCGCGTCGATCTGCTCAAATCCCGCTTTGATCGCCTCAAGGTTGGCGTTCATCGGGATATGCCAGTTCATCGTGCCTTTCTCGATAGGCTGGATATCAGGGATCATGGATCAGTCCTCCTTTTGTTTTTTGCCCAAAAGAGCGTCAATGAACGACGAGCGTAAGGCTCGTTTCATCGTCGGGGTTCTCCGTGGTCAGCGAGAAGGTGCGCTCGCCGATCTTGGCTGCCTGCGTATACGCGGAATACTGGCGCGGGACGATGACGCGCACAGTTCCCTCGTCAAACGTAAATGCTGCATCAATCGTACTCATGCCCGTGCCGCCAGCAGGCGTCTCGCCATAGCCGCCAATGCCGTATCCATAGCCGCCAGAAAGCAGCGTCAGGCGCGGATAAAGCTCGTCCGTGATGCCGGAAAGGTCAATCGTGCAAATCTCAACCACAGGCAGGCGGGCGTCATTGTTGATGATGCCCTGCTCCATGTGATTGAGGTTGGCAGCGCTCAGCGGCGTGCCCTGCTGCCAGATCATGCCCTCCTCAGGAACAAGCAGAATCGTGCCGTCCTCGTTGTGGATGGGCCGGTATGTGCGCGGTTTTTCGACCGCGTGATCCTTCCAGTTGATCGGCTCGTAGGGCTGAATGACAATGGGATCCAAATGTATTCCTCCTTTTTACAAGACTTCTTCAATCCTGAAATAGAATCGGTAATAAATACCGCCAAGACCAAGATCGCGGGTGATCTTCTCCGGCTTCGCGGCAAGGAGAACGTCGTTTGCGTCATAAAGACGTACCTCCGTCACCACTTCACCGCTGCCCAGTGCGCCACCGATGACAAATTCAACAGAAACGCGGCCATCCTCAAGGATAGCCGCCTTTTCAATCGGTGCAGTCTCGATCATGCTGCCCACGGTATAGCCCGCATAGGCGATTCTGTTCATCAGGTGGATGCGAAGATCATCCAGAACGGTTTTTTCAAGCATCGCTGTTTTCTCCTTCCGTTATGCTTCAGGCCATTGTCCGGCAAGCATTTCTCCGCACAGCGGAAAGCGCACGCGGGCAACGACTTCGCCGACGCCCTTAACTTGGATGTCGGCGCCGCTGCCCACGCTCATGTCGTCCATGACGCTGCGCACATTTTTTGCCTGTGCAATCGCGCCATGCGCCCAATCCAGCTTTTCGCGGGTCAGCTCACCGCTGACCCATACGCGGAAGTGATACGGTTCGCCGTTATACTGCCAGCTTTCCTCAACCAAAACCTGATCGAAATAGCCCTCAAGGAAATTGTAAATGGCCTGCGGCGTGCCATAGGAGGAGAAAAGCGGTGTGGCGTCTTTGATCCAGCGGCGCTTTGCTTCGATGTCCGCCTGATAGTCATACAGGCAGCCAAGCTCCCAAGCCAATTCATCCAGCCGCCATTCGGGCATTTTCTCCACGTTTTGCAGACAGTCAAGTCCTTCTTGCGCGCGTGCAAGAAAGTATTTCAGTCCCGCTTCAATCGCCTTGGCAATGGCATATCCGTTCTTGTCGTTCCTCAGAAATTCCGGGACAAGCTGCGCGATGTCAAACGGGATCATGCGTTCATCACCGCCAGACTGATGGTGCCGCTGCAATGCTCGCTTTCGCCGATGGTGCTGTATGTGACGCCGCCGCCGTTGAAGTTGCTTCCTTCGCCCCATATCACGCGGATAGCGCCCGCCTGATACAGCATGGCCATCAGCTTGTCCGGGTTAAATGCCCGGCCGATGGTTTCATTCTGCCAGATCGTGTATTCCTTGACGGCGGCCGCAATCGCTTCGGAAATGTTGCTTCCCGCGCTCGTTGCGTACTGGACGTTGAGCATATAGGGAATGGGCGTCGCACGCGCCACGGTCACATGATCCGTCAGCGGGCGTGTGTCCACGCCGTTAAGGCGTCTGTCCACAGCCTCAAGGATGCCGTCCGCGCCGTCATCGCTGGCAAGCAGCAGATAGACGCCCACATTGCCCGCGCCAAGGTTGATGGCGCGCGCGTCGAGGATTTCGCTGGTGACATCCATTGCCACGCCCTCATATTGGACGGTCGGGCCGGTCGTCACCGTGGACAGGCCAAATCTGCGGATCCTCTCGCGGTAGGTTTCGTCATCCTCTGCATCCTGCCCGCCGCTGGCGTTGATCGTGCAGATCGTGCTGAGTACGGCGCTTTGCGGTGTAAGGAATTGCATCGGCATCCCGTTGAGAAGCCCGTTGCCCAGAGCGCCCGCCTGCTCGCAGACGATGTTTGCATCAACCACCTGTGCATAGCCGGTCTGCGCAATATCCTCCTCCAGCAGAAACAGCACTTCGCCGTCAGCTGTAAGCGCCGTGCCCGCGCGCAGCGTCTTGGCAATGCCTGTCTGCCGGAAGGTGATCTGTACGGCGGCTCGCGCCGGCAGCGCCTTGAGGCGTGCGCAGTTGCGCTTCTCGCCGTACAGGTCAAGGTAATCGCGCACGGCATAGCGCAGCGTATCCATGCGCAGCGCATTGTCAATGCCAGCAAATGCCTGAACGAACATCTGCTGCACGCCGCGAAGGAAGATTTCTTTCTCGTCGCCAGGATAAAGGACGTCGCCGCCCGCCCCGATATACGCGAGAATCATGTCCATCCACACGGCTTCAGGATCATACGACAGATAGTGAATCTCATTGTCCATGTGCGTCACCTCAGTTCTCAAGCTGCGTTTCAATCACGCAGCGGATGATAGTTCTTCCGTTCCTGTCGCGCTCAATCGTGCCGCTTTCCACTTCGACGTCAGGCTCCCACAGCATCACGCGGTCAAGCTCCGGCATAAGCCGCGCCTGTGC